ATGACATTATGCTTCCTGCTGGTGTACATACTCTTGTAGTTCCTAAGGCTATAGGCAATGCTACTATTCTAAACTATAGACGTGGTAGTGGTAGTAGCACATTAGTACGTGTAGTCTTATCGTAATTAAGGAACACTAAAATGGCTAAAGAAACATTACAGAAGTACTTAAATAGAAACTTAAAGAGTAAGGGTACTACTGCCAAAGAAGCTAAGAAGAATGCTTCTAAGTACAGTTCTATCTCTGCTGCTAAGAAAGCAGGTTCTCTTTACTATACAGACAAGAACGGCAAGGTTATGGCTGCAGTGTTTGCAGGCGATCTAAAGGAAGATAAACCTACACGTCCTCAATCTAGACCCTTCGACGAAAAGGCATACCTCAAAGCTGAAAACTTAAAGATTAAAGAAGACGAAGCTAGACGTAGAGCACTTAAATTAAAAGAAGCTAAAAAGTACTTAGAAGAAACATCAGATCGACAGCCCATGAACTTTAAAGCTGCTGCCGAAAAAAGAAAAGAAGGTAGGAAAGAAAATATGAACAAAGGTGGTCCAGTAAAGAAAAAGGTTGGTGCTTATAATAGAGGTGGTATGCCTATGGTTATGAAGGCTGGTAAGAAAGTTCCAGCTTTTGCTGCTGATGGTGTTGGCAAAATGAATATGGGTGGTATGGCTAAGAAGAAACCAGCAGCCAAGATGATGGCTGGTGGTATGGCTAAGAAGAAACCAGCTGCTAAAATGATGGCAGGTGGCATGGCTAAGAAGAAACCAGCCGCTAAGATGATGGCTGGTGGTATGTCTAAGAGTGGCTATATGTATGGCGGTACGGTCAAGAAGAAGAAGTAACTGCATAACGGGGTTGCAATCTTGTACGTAGTCTGATAACATAAAACATGGTATAACTGTCCTTGGTAATAAAGGAGTTATACCATGTTTAAAAAACTTTACAAAGCAATGCAACGTAGTCAAATGCGTAGAGTAGAGTACTGGCAACTAAATAATATGTCAGATCAAATGCTCAAAGATATAGGAATTACACGTGGCGAAATCAGGGACAGGTTCTACAACCAAGAAAAAGTCAACCGTCAATGCGGCTGGTAATTATACTAAGCCTACTATGCGTAAGCGTATTTTTTCTGCCGTTAAAGCAGGAACAAAAGGCGGATCAGCGGGGCAGTGGTCGGCCCGTAAAGCTCAACTTGTTGCATCTCGTTATAAAAAAGCAGGTGGAGGATATAAGTCATGAAGGGCGTAAAGCACTATAAGAAAGACGGTACAGAACATACAGGCGGTACTCACAAGATGCCTGATGGTTCTTTACACACAGGTAAAGCACATAGTAAGACAAGCGTTAAATTAATGCACTATAAAGATTTAAGCAAAACTGCAAAGGCTAAAGTAGATGGCAAAAGCAAAAAGTCAAAAAAGTCTTAGTCAGTGGACTAAGCAAGATTGGAGAACTAAAAGTGGTAAACCTTCGACTCAAGGTTCTGGCGCTACAGGGGAAAGGTATTTACCTGCAGGTGCTATTAAAGCTATGGATTCAGATACTTATGCGAAAAGTAGTGCAAAGAAAAGAAAAGATACAAAGGCGGGTAAGCAATTCTCTAAGCAACCTAAAAAGGCGGCTCAGACTTCCAAACGTTTTCGGAGGGGATGATGACCTCCTTTGAAGATGCCGACACAAATAACACTGGCGCTATTGAGAAGCCAGAGTGGGACGCCTTAGTACTAGAAGACAAACGTAGGAGAATAGAAGATGAGGACGCACATAGGGATCAAACTAGAAAGATGGCTTGGTTCGCTTTATGGGGAATGTTACTTTATCCTTTTGGTGTCGTTGGCACAGGTGCGCTTGGGCTTGACAACGCTTCGGCAATCATTGGGAGCATGGCTTCCATTTACTTTGTGTCTGTTGCTGGTGTTGTTTCTGTCTTTATGGGCGTAGCTACGTTAGCCAAGAAGGCTCCACTTAAATGATCATTGGTCAACTCTTAGGTGCAGTAGGTGGCTTGGCTACAAGTTACATGGACGGTAAGGTAGCCGTACAAAAAGCTAATGCAGAAATTAAAGTTAAACAAGCTACAGGTGAGATTGATTGGGACATAGAGGCAATCAAGGCTACACAGAATAGCTGGAAAGACGAATGGATCACGCTACTATTTTCAATACCTTTGATACTTGCCTTCTGTGGTGATTGGGGTAATGAGATTGTGCAGCGTGGTTTTTTAGCATTAGAGGTTATGCCAACGTGGTATCAGTACTCACTAGGTGGAATTGTAAGTGCCAGCATTGGTATGCGGTCTGTATCTAAATTTTTTGGTAAGAAATAATGTGGGTACTAGTTTGGATACAATTAATCTCAGGTATGCCCCTTGAATACTTTCAGTTATCAGTGTATGATAGCAGAAAGATATGTGAACAACAAAGAGAAAAAGCAGAAATTATGATTACACATAACGGTATAACTGTAGCGTGTATGCACTTAGGAAATGTAGGAGATAAACAGTGAGTTTTAAATTAAGTGAACGCAGCCTATCTAAACTTGAAGGCGTAGACAGCAGCTTGGTAGCTGTAGTCAAACGTGCAATTGAATTAACTAAAGTAGACTTTGGTGTAATCTACGGTATGCGTACAGTAGAAGAGCAAGAGAAACTTGTAGCGGCAGGTAAGTCACAGACTATGAAGTCAAACCACCTTGTAGGTAAGGCAGTAGACTTGATGGCATACGTAGATGGTAAAGGCGTGTGGGAACTAAACGTCTATGATGATCTATGTGACGCAATGAAAGCTGCAGCAGAAGAACTAGGTACTCCCGTTAAGTGGGGTGCAGCATGGTCAGAGGGTGACATTCGTACATACCCCGGCACTGCAGAAGATGCAATGATGAAGTACGTTGACCTACGGCGCAGTCAGGGACGTAGACCATTTATTGACGGTCCCCATTTCGAGAACATGTAAAGGAAGTAATATGGCACGTGAGCTAACGGAACGACAGCAAAAGTTTTTAGCAGTCCTTATGGATGAGGCAGGTGGAGACATCGGCACTGCTAAACTCATGGCTGGTTACTCAGCCAATACTACTAACACAGAAATTACTAATAGTCTTAAAGAAGAGATACTAGACGTAACACATAGTTACTTAGCACGTAACGTACCTAAAGCTGCAATGGCTATGGTAGGTGCCTTGTATGATCCTACTGAACTAGGCATACGGGACAAGATGGCTGCAGCAAAAGAACTACTAGATCGTACTGGTCTTGTTAAAACAGAGAAGCTGCAGGTAGAATCAAAGGGTGGTGTTATGTTAATGCCAGCTAAAGCAGTTGAAGAAGAGACATGTGCATGTGGAAACAACATAAGTGACTGTGCCTGTAATGACCAAATCTGTAGGTATGTGGAAACTACCCCAGCCGACTGACATAAAAGAAGACAATATATGGGTTTCAATCCCACGTGTAGCAAGAACAATTCCGTATGGGTATGAATTAGACCCAGAAGATAGCAGAATACTCTTGCCAATTGACTACGAACTTGATATGCTAGAGCAAGCAAAGAAATACATTAAACAGTATTCGTATCGGGAAGTAGCAAACTGGCTTACCAGAAACACAGGTAGGTCAATTTCACACGTAGGATTAAAGAAACGGTTAGACAATGAGCGACAAAGAAAAAACAAAGCTGGAAGCCTACGCAGATGGGCAGACTATGCAAAAAAGGCAATCGCCAAAGCGGAAGAAATCGAAGCCAAAAGAGTCGGTGCGAAAGAAAACACAAGTAGCGAAGGCGAAGAAAGAGCAGCTTAGTACTGCAATAATACTTGAGGCATTTACCGATAAGGTTGAAGAAGAATACAATGTAATCTTTAAACCTAACGTTGGGCCACAGACAGACTTTCTTGCGGCAAGTGAACGTGAAGTACTCTACGGTGGCAGTGCAGGGGGTGGAAAGAGCTACGCAATGTTGGCTGACCCACTACGCTACATGGGCAACCCTGCGTTTTCAGGCTTACTACTACGACACACTACAGAAGAACTAAGAGAATTAATTACTAAGTCGCAGGAGATGTATCCTAAAATTTGGCCCGGTATTAAGTGGTCAGAACGTAAGATGCAATGGACTGCACCATCAGGTGCTAAACTGTGGTTAAGTTACTTAGACAAAGATCAGGACGTTACAAGATACCAAGGTCTAGCGTTTAGTTGGATTGGCTTTGACGAACTTACACAGTGGGCTACTCCATTTGCTTGGTCTTACATGCGAAGTCGCTTGAGATCGGCAGACCCTGATCTTCCTCTTTCGATGAGGGCAACGACTAACCCCGGTGGAAGAGGACACCACTGGGTCAAGAAAATGTTTATTGATCC